TGGGGAATACCCCCAGATGTGATAACAAACAGAATTTTGCCTTTAGGTCAAAACTACGCCTTTGGGCTTGCTCCTGTTTGCAGGAGTTCTTGTGTGTTATCACTATTGTTGCTCCGTTCAACCTACTCCGCAATTATTAATTCAAATCTCATATTGAGATTTATTCCAAGAAAGAAGAAGAAGAAACGGGCGGTGATATCTTCCGCCCTCACTACAGTGAGTTTTAGATTACCGCCCCCCCTAACCCCCCCTCACGGGGGGGGAAATTAAAACCATCTTCTCTCCGTCATTCTTTAGGGTTCATCAGGTTTTAATAAAGAAGTTATTATCAACATATATTCTTGTGATATAGTTGTAATCATATAAGTAGTATTGTGGATAAATAAACAAATAAGTTTAAAAAGATTAATCTTTATATTAGTTAATGACATGGTATAATTATTCTGGTCATATATCACGAGGAGGTAAAAGTTCTGTGGATGTAGTATTAACAAAAACAGATAGGATATTTATACTCTTTGAAGGAAGAAATCAAGAGTCAATGGAATATGTTTATATAAAGAACCAAATAGGAACAACTGCATATAATAGGATAATAGCATTAGCAATCATGGGTAAAGGATTAAATAGTTACATAAAGAGAAATAGAATACCTGGTAGTTTAGCTTAATAAACACTTAATAAACAACTAAATAACATCTATATAACATCTATATAGCGGTTTTTATCGTTATTTATGTATATGGTATGGATTTCGCACACAAAAATTTTAGAAAATATTATAAAGTATGTTGAGTATGTTATTTCATGAAAAAAGATAAGTGGCAGATTAAAGTTTTGAACACAAAAGGCAATATGTGTATCTGCTCACCGCGACAGATGGGAAAATCTACTATTATTTCTGAGGACGGCGGAGAATATGCACTTAACAATCCTAAAAAATCAATTATGATTATTGCTTCTGTTGAACGACAGGCCCTCCTACTTTTTGAAAAAGTTCTCTCTTATATCTATCTCAAAAACAAATCTGCAATTAAAACAGGAAAAGACAGACCAACAAAGCACGAACTCAAATTAAAAAATGGCTCTATTATCCGATGTCTCCCAACAGGCGACTCTGGATATGGAATTAGAGGCTATACAATAGACAGACTTTATGCAGATGAAGCAGCGTTTATTAAAGAAGATGTCTGGGCAGCGGTTACTCCTATGTTAGCAACCACAGGGGGCGATATAATCCTCCTAAGCACTCCTTTTGGCACAGATGGCTATTTTTACAGGATGTTCTACAATAAGCAATTTACTGCAATTCATGTAAACCCAGAAGAAGTAATAGAGGGCAGAGATGAACCTCAAAGAACAAATCTAATTCAGTTTAGAGCAGACGAAAAAGAGAGAATGACTAAACTCCAATATCAGCAGGAACATCTAGGTTTATTTGTTGGTGGGATTATGCGTTTTATTCCAGATGAATTAATAAACCAAATGTGTGTTCTTGACCCAGCCAAACCACACATACCAATAGGTGATAAATTTCAGGGCATAGATATAGCAAGAGAAGGCGGAGATGAATGCCCAATGATTTCTTTAGACAGAATTAACAGGGATAGATTAGTGATGTTTGATTTTGAAATTCCAGAACCGCAAAAACTCACAGATACAGCCAGACTTATAATTCACAAAGACAAGAAAATAAATCACTTAAAAATTTATATGGATGACGGAGGCTTGGGTGTTGGGGTTTTTGATATGCTTTATGAAGACCCACAAACTAAAAGAAAAGTTGTCGGACTAAATAATGCGAGTAGAGAAATTGAAAGAACTTATGAAAACGGAAAAACAAAAATTAGAAAAAAAACCCTATTTGGAGTTGATATGTCTGTTAATTTTAAAATTTTAGCAGAAAATAACAAAATTAAGCTATTTAATGACCCACGAGTAATACAATCACTCCGCTCAATAACCGATAAATCTTTAAAACCTTATATCTATTAAACACAATGGCGAGCTTTACAAATACAACAATGTTAGAAGATGTAACAGATGTGGACGGCTTCATAGGTTCAGGTGTTGATGCTGGTTTTACAATAGCAACAATGGGAGATTTAGTGGGGGTTTATACAGAAGCCTTTCTTTGTAATTTAATTAAATATGACGCTGTAACTAACTGGCTTTCTTTAAACGCAATCTATAAATTAATGCTTTCTGAATTTGTAGCGAGAAGTATTGCAGTTGAAGCAATTAAATATGATATGTCTGGCTACACTTCAAGAGTTGAAGCAGAAAATATGATTAATATTCATCTTAACAAACTTGCGCAAATACGCGCACTTTTACTAACAAAAGGAGTTCAGGACTTCATGGGGGTAAATTCATAATGGCTTTAGATTTAGGAATTAAAAATATTTTTTCACATGGGAGCGAATTTGACCAGGGTATGCAACAAAAACCTCTAAATGTTGGAACTAGAGAGATTTGGTTTCAAATGCAGACAGCGGGAGCGACTTCATCTTCGGCATTAAGTTTTATTGTTTATGAGGCGACAAGTGGGGGAGGCTCTGTTCAGACATCAATTAAAATCCCAGAAGACTTTGGAGAATTAGAAAGTTTACAAATTATCGTAATCCCTCAGGCAACAATAGTAAACTGCGATATTGACTGGGATATACACATCGCCTCAGTAGGAGAATTAAGTTCAACAGGAGCAATAAATGTGAACGACAGAACTTATAATTTAACTTTAAACACTTTGGCGGCTCTTGACATTACAGATATTGTTCAGGGAAAAATAAAAGCAGGTGATTACATCGGAATAGATATGACGAACAACGACGCTGGAGATATTATAGGAGTATTGGGGGTAAAATTAAAATATAGTTAAAATGGCTTTAAATTTAAAAAACACAGCAACCAGCGATGGCTTAGACCAGTCTATCTCAGTTCAGACAACAGACTCCGAAGATGTGGATAGAACAGGAATTAAAACAGAAACAAAATGGGTAAATGATAAATGGGAAACTTACAACGGCTATTATAAAAATCATGTTGCCTGTAAATCTACAATTAACAAACTTTCAATGTGGACAATCGGAGCAGGTCTTACAGCAGACAAGAGAACAAAAAATATTCTGGATAAAATTGTAGGATGGGGAAAAGATACAATTTCAGAAGTTTTGGATAATCAAGTAAGGACAAAACACGCAAACGGAGACAGCTATGCAGAAATAATAACTCCTGTGGGCGAAGAACTAAAACCAAACGGAAGCAATTTAATAAATCTCAAACCTCTTAACCCTGGAAGTATGGGTCATGTTGTAAATCCACAGGGAATATTAGAGAGCTATGTGCAAAAAAACACTGATGGAACTGAAACACCTTTTAGATTAAATCAAATCTTCCATCTTTCATTAAACAGAACTGCTGATGAAATTCATGGCACAGGAGATATTGAAACTTTAATGACTTTTCTTGACAAGATAAAACAACTTGATGAAGATATGTCTGTAATGTTTCATAGGTTTGTAGTGCCAATGATTATCTGGAAACTTAACACAGATGACCCAACAGCAATAGCAGAATTTAAAACCCATGAAAAAAACGCTTTAAACAAAGGAGACAATTTAATAATTCCAGAAAAAGCTGTCGAGTGGTCAATGCTTGAAACTGGAAAAGGAGTTGGTAAAGTTGTTAATCCAATGGAGTGGAGAAACAAATGGAGTGAAGAAGTTGTTAAAGGCGGCGGAGTGCCAGCGTTAATCATGGCTATTGAAAGCGGAACAACAGAGGCAAGTTCTAAAATGGTTTTTATGGCTTGGCAGATGACAATAGATAAAGAGCAAAGAGATGTAGAGGCACAGGTTAAACTCCAACTGGGATTAAAAATAAAACTTCCAGACCCGCCAAAAATAGATGTTCAAAGTGTGGACAGCGACGAGAAAAAGGACGCAAACCCCACATCTAAAATTAAAAAAAGTGAGACTTCAACTTCTTTAGAGGGAGCAAAATGAGTAATAGAAATTTAGTTGAATTTGTGAATGACTTTAATCCTACAAAACTTGAGAGTAGGATGATAGAGTGTGGATTTGATAAGCAGTTAAGCAGGATGATGTGCAAAAATTATGAGAAGATGTTTTATAATGATTTCAGAATATATGCAATGAAATTAAATGAAAGAGAGGTATATCAATGAAAAAAACTAAACAAAAGATTGATTGGAGAATTGTCTGCACTGGATTAGTCTGCATTACAGGA